CCATTTTGTAGCAGCGGTCTTCGGCTTGCCCTTCGACGTAAAAGCAGGTCTGGCAGACAGCCCTCGTTGGCTCATTGAGCGGCCGCATATCGGCGGGGCGGACCTTGATTAGAAGCTGGTCGTTTTTCGTGAAAACATCCGATGCCTCCATCTCCTCGCCAGAGATATCCTTGCACCGATCCACCTGTACTATGAACTTGGTTCCCTTCTCGCGGATAACGGTTCCGGCGAAGGTCAGATGCAGAACGGATGTGTCGTAGTCGTCGGATTCGAACGACTTCCAATCGAAAGCCACGCGTTCCCCCGGTGCAAAGTAGGCGCGGCGCTCGGGGCATTTGAATTTGACGGTATAGACGCCAGTTCCCTTCAGTGCGTCCCGCAGCGCGAGATGGCGCGGGCAGGTATATCTGTCGTTCACGCAGTTGAAGCATGTCGCGTAGTGGGTCATGGCTTCCCCTCAGTATGCTGGTTGATGATGGCGGTGGCGAACGGTTCAGCATCGTCGCCAAGTTCGGACCAGAGGCCGAAGAGCGTCAATGCTAGGACGTGAGGCGACCGTCCGAACCAATAGACCTCCTCCGACATGGAATGCTGCCTGCGGTGCTCGTCGGCACAAAGCGGGAGGGCCCAGCGATCGGAGACCTTCGAAGACTTGCCTCGGCCGTAATGTCCAAATCTGGGCATGGCGAACGAAAGGTGTGCCGCTTCGACGCCGTACCGACCGGTAACGCAGCACGGAAGCTCATGGATGAAGGACAGATATCCCTTGCTCTTCACCGGCTTGACCTTCGGTGTTGGGGCGAAATTGGCTTGAGCGATGCGGAAACCTGCCATCACACCCTCCCAAGCATATTGCGCAGGCGCTTCCACCAAGGCTTGCGTGACTTCTGCATGCCGAGTTCCTGGCGAAGGCGATTGGTCGTCTCGTCCCTTTTGGCCAGGTATTGGATTGTGGTGGCGCGCGCGTGGGGATACTGGGAGACGTACTTGCGGATGGTCTCGCTCATGCTGCGTGCTCCTTCTTCTCGCTGACGAATCCGAAATCCTTCGCAAGCAGCTCCTCAACAGCAAGGAAGAACGCGATCATCTCCGGCTCGTCGCACTCTCGGGTATTGATTGCGCGCGGCACGCCAACTAAGAATCCATTCGAAAGCCGTATGGTGTCGACGAAGTTGACGGCGGGGCGGACATAAGCGTCGAGAGCTTCCTTGCTGGCGGCGCATCCCGTGGCGTCAATGCAGTCTTGCAGGGTGGCCCAATATGCGCGCAGACGGCTTGCGTTCCTCCACTGCTTCACGTCTACACGGACGCGCTGGCCTTGGGCTACGCCGTCGAGCGCCTGCAGGTCGTACTGCATCTCTGGGATCAGCGCGTTTCCCTTGCGGATGAAAGCGTAGACGGGCTTCTCTGCTCGCTTTGTCATGGTCAGCCCGCCATCAACAGAGCGCCGGCCTCGTCGATCGACTGAGGATCGTAAATGCGCTGCAGTTCGGTGATCTTGGCGCGAACCTCATTCAGGAAGGTGATAACTTCCTTCTCAAGCTCGTCGATGATTTCCGGCACGCGATGGACGCGGACGCAGAAGAACCGCATGGCTTCAGGCATCCGAGGATCATATGAAACGAAATCGCACCAAAGACGCCCGGTGCAGGCCAACTGCCATTGGATCTGCGTCACATATTTCGCCTGTACAGATTTTCCGGTCAGCGTTTCGATGTGCGTCGCTGTAATGGGGCACTTTATCTCGACTAGACCGTCAGAACCGACGAGTCCGTCAGGTGAAGCGCCAGTGTCAGCGATGATCGGGTGCGGAACGAAGCCAACAAGCTCGACGTTGGCCGCACGATTGTATTCGTAGGCGGCGCGGGCTTCCGGCTCCATATCCGTGCCCCACTGCATGGCGGCATTGCTGAAGCTTTCCTGCGTCGTTCCAGTCAGCCGCTCGACGATGAGCTGCGCCGCATAGTTGGCGCGGGATGTGGAATACCCGCTCTTGGTCTTGGCAACGATGTCAGCGACACGCGAAGCTGTCACTTTTCCGAGCCTGATTTGATGCCACTCGGTAGAGCCCTGAACGATATTATCCATTGTTAGCACCTCCCTTGGCCTGTTCAGCAAGGAACGCGATCCGACGGCGCAGCGAGGCAACCACCTCATTGAATTTCGACGACGGGATGTCAGGGATCGCCTCCACCTTCCAGTGGCTGCAGAATTTATCGATATCCAGTTCGGCTTTGTCGACGAGTTCGCGGATGATCGATGATTGCGCTTCGGTGATCGCGGCACTCGGGGCTTTCTCGTCCGCCTTTGCTCCATCATCGTCATGGCTCACAGACAGGCCAAGGGCGAGCTTGAGCGTATACCGCTGGAGATAGGTCGCAGCAGAGGCAATCGCCTGCAGGCTGTTCTTACCGCCCGACGTGTCGGCGCTGGCCGATAGGGGTGTCCGCGTGGAATAGCCGTCGTCATGCTCAAGAATGCATGTGATCGTCAGCGGCCGATCGATCCCGTTGTCGCTTTCGAAGCGATAGTGCAGGCCGTGCTTTGTGAGGATAGGCGAAACCTGTTCCTCGATCCCGGCCAAATCTTCGTGGCGATAGTTGACGCGAGACTTCCCGGTCGGGGTGTAATCGACCTCTCGCGTTTTCATGATGGGCTTGATCTCTGCCTTCGCCGCAGCTACGGCTTTGGTGAAGGCGATCTTGGCGTAGCGGGCCTCTTCGCGGTCCCGAAGATCCATCATCTGCTTCAGGATATCGGCAGAGACGCCCATTTCCAAAGCACGGCCAACCATTTCCATCGGCGTCAGCGCATGAGACGACGGGCGCTCCGCAAGTTCTGTCTTCGCAGGGCTGATATCAATTTCGGTTTGCATGGTATTGCTCCTGTTGATCGAGGGCGGCTTTCCTGAAATGCTCATCAGCCCGTGAAAGGGCCACAAACCCGAACCACGTGAACACGACGCCAAGTGTGAGGGCCGTGAGCATGATCGTCTTCACCGAGGCTTGGTGGGTAGGGGCGACGGTGGCGGGCTTCTCAGCGCATTCACCGGGTTTGCAGGCACATCCGCCAAAGGCTTTGATGATGCAGTCGGTCATGAGCGTGGCTCCAGTGCTGCGTCTGCGGCCAATCTCGCGCGCTGCAGGTCAGCAAACATCCCTTTCAGGACATCGCTCTTCACGGCAGAACCTCCATCTCCAAGGAGAAATTCGGCAAGTTCTGCGTGGGCGTTCCTGCTTGCGATCAGCGCTTCCCGCAGCCGGTCACGTTCTGCTGTGATGGCGCTGACAGTATCGGCGCGGACGTATTCAACACCATCGGTCCAGACGTTATGCTGGCACCATTGGCGGCCGTAATCCTCGTCAGCTCCGGGGGCCGGTTCAAGGAAGATGCGTTCGTGTTCGCTCATTTCGTCGCCTCTTCTGCCTTAACGCTACGCCCAAGAGGAGGAAGACCAGCCTCGGCACGGTAGAAGTTACGGTTGCGTATCTTGCGCCTAGTCTTCTCGCGGGCGTCGTAGACCATCTTCTCGGTGATCAGATCGATCTGCTCGTCTGTGAGGAAATCCGGGCCTTCTTTGGCCAGGATCGCAGTGACGGCGTTTTCGAGCGCGTACCGTCCGAAGGTCTCGATCCACTTGAGCTTGCGTTCTCTGGAGGTCATCGCATTGATGCTCCCTGAACAATCAGCTTGAGCAAACCGGCGCGCGGCTTGAAAACGTCCCTTGCAGCAGTGTTGTTCTCAGCGAAGAAGCACAGCGCGATATCATTGCGGATCCCCTCGACGATCGGCGTCAGAGGCTCGCTATTCCCGCCCGCCTGCCAGACGAGATGCTGTAGTTCAGTCATGAAGGCTTCCGCAAACTCCTGCAGAACCTCGATGTTGTCGCTCTGCTTCCCGTGGGTTACGGAGAACTGCGCGGCGGCCTTCTGCGCGGAGAGGATGATGGCTTCGAAGGAGTTTGACATCACTTGCCCTCCGCTTTGGCGATGGCAGCGCGGGCATAGTGCTCGGCCTGCTGTTGAACGGTAGCGCCCATGCAGCCGCAGTCCCGCCCGTCACAGCACAGGCGACGGTCTGGCTCAGAATATGAATGGAGTAGATCAGCGAGCGCTACCAGCAGATCAGGAGCGGCGGCGATCAGTCGGGCATTCGCTTCTGGCTCGGGCGGTAGAATGTCGCCATTCTGGACGCAAACTGCGACGGCCAAACCATCATGGCGAAGAACGTTCACGTCTTCGAAGAAGCTTTCTTCCGGAGATTTAGGATCAACGTGCCAAGGCCCCGGCGTATGCTTCACTGTCTCTGCCATCGTCGTCGTCCTCAATGGGTGGGTGTCTCTGCTGTGATCTGCTTTCGAAATGGACCCGAAGGACCATGCCGAAGGTCAGGCGTCCCGTAGGCGCTCGATGGCGTCGGTGATGATCTTGCGAAGCTCGTCGCGCTCCTCGACCAGTTCGAGGTAATCGTCGGCCATGACCCAATCGCCGTTCTGGCGCTCGACCATTTCGGTCTCTTCGTCTTCGTTGCCGATCTTGAGGTCGTATCGTCTGGTCATCTTCTCTTCCTCAGTTGGTGGTGATCTGCTCCCGCATGGTTAGCGGGATGCCGAAGGGGATCAGGCTGCGTTCGGCTCTTCACAGAAGACGCCGCACTCAAAATTGATGGATGCCAGCGGCCGGCCCTTGGCGTCGGCTGGGAGCTCGTCTAGGAAAATGCGCTTGCCCTTATGGCGAACGAGGCGGACGCCGAGACGACGTGACTGCTCCGCCCGTTCCTCGAAAACGGCTGGCCTGGTGTTGCGAACGAGGTTCCAATAGGTCGGGCTAGTAGCCTTCACGCAGCCGATACAGTTGGCGTTCGGGTAGCCCTCGAAATAGACGCGAGGCAGATTAAGGTCATAGAAGCGGAGCAGTGCAGCACAGTCGTTCTTGGTCATGCCAGCGTCGATAAGGACAGGAAGAACGTTAGAGCGCTCCGTTAGGACGAAGCGGTCGTGGCGGCTCTTCTCGTCGGCAGTGAACCCGAGAACATGCCAGTCCACTTTGTTCTTGCGCTCGTAATCCTGACGGGCTTCCTTCTTCCCGTGAACAGTGCAGGGCGCGCCATGGGGGAAAACCATGGCGTGGCGCCGGTCCCAAATGTCTACCGCCGAGTTCAATGGGTATTCGGGGTTCCCGTGCAGCACGATGGGGCGGCCAAGCCATGCCGAAACATCACGTTGAAACCGGAGATTATCCTCGTCTTCCTCGATGATAGGGTTGTTGACCAGCCGAACATCGCAGACGGATCCATACTTGCGTACGGTCTCGTACGCAGCGGCAGCGCTGGCGGCCCCGTTGGAGAACCAGACGACTATTGTGTCTCCAGCTTTTACTTCGGTCATCTTCGTCCCTCAGTTCCCTCGAGCATCGGCCGGGGAGGCGGAGTGCTCGTTTGCTTGTGAGGAGTAATGTTGCATATCTTGCAACTGATAGCAACCCTTCCAAATGAGAAAAGTTGAATATCTTGCAACTAGCCTGTTGCACGAAAGTGAATCATAGGCGTATAAACGCAAACACCCGCCGTATCAGGGCGGGTGCTTATGAGGTCTGGTTAAGTGAAGTCGGCGGCGGGCCTCGCCACAGTGAGTGTGGTAAATGTATACCGTTGGGTGCGCAGAATTACAACCCCCACTCCGAACGACCGAAGGGGGTGCGCCGTGGCTATACCAGGAGCGACGAAAAAGTGCGGTCAAGGTCTGTCGCTGGTGTCGAACAGATCGGAAGGGGTGACGGGCGGCTCCGGCGGTCAAGATCACTACCAGCATAGGGGCTAACCTCGCTTTATCGCGGGGCTTAGTCCTCCTATGTTCGGAGTTCAGGGCTCACCATCGGTCATGAACCTACAGATAAGATAGATACAATCTTACGATATCTCTCTAACACGTCTCGATTTGGAACATGACGCGCTGCGGGAAGCTTTAGACCGGATAAACCAACTCGATCAACAAACCCGTCAATCGCATAATAGTGTATCGAAATACTCGCACAGCGCGATAATGTCGGTTGGTCGCTCATGACGGGGGATCAATAAAAATGCTACGACGTGACTTTTTGGCGGGTGTTTCTACCGCTTCTCTTATGAAAACCCCAAAAGCTGGGACTCCATCCATCGCCGAGGCCATCAATACGCTTGAAAAGGCAGTCCGGCGCGAAATCGCCGACATCGAAGAAATCAGGATCGCATTTGAGCCGGATGACAGGAAGCGGATCGCTCTCATGTTCTCTGTCGTGCGCCGCCCGCCGATCGCTTAGCCTGTCCGGAAGAACATCTCCAGCAGCTCGACCGCCTTGCGCTTATCCTCGTCGGATTTATCCTTGAAGAACTTTGCCAGCCAGTCATCGTCTGGGTGGCGATAGAGTCCGCCCTCGTCAGCGTTGAACAGCGCTTCGAGGCGCGGCCGCCATTCCTTTCCGGGGTTCGTCCCGCTGAACCATCTCGACACCAGGCTCTTGTCGGCGCCGATCTCGCGGACGATATCCGCTTGCGTCAACTGGCGCTTTTCCGCCCACTCTACAATGTAGTGGATGCGTTTTGACTCTTTGCTACCGTGGATCGTGGTGACGTTGCTCATGTAGCAACTATAGGAAATGTGGCGCTTTTCGGCGTTAGCGAAAAATGCAAGGTATGCTCTTGACCATGGTTGCAAGATATGCAACTATCGGACATGGCAAAATCACCGATCACAAAATACCGCGAAGCCAATGGCGACATGACGCTCGAAGACTTCGGCAAGCTTCTGAAGCCTGCCGTGGACAAATCCACCGTCTCCAGATGGGAGCGCGGCGAGCTTCCGTTCAAACGGGCTTTGCAGATTGAAAAGGTGACTGGCATCGATCGCCGGCTCCTCGCCCCGAAGATGTTCAAGGGGCTCGACAAGCCCTCTGACAAGACTGGGCAGGAGAGTGTAGCGTGATCTACTTCATCGAATGCAGTGGCCGCATCAAGGTCGGCTTCTCCCTCAACCCGTGGGGCAGGATGAGCAAGGTTTCGGCTGACGCGCCGTTCCCATGCACGCTGATCGGGGTGATGCCAGGAGACCGGGTAAAGGAAGCGCTCATTCATGCGCAATGGCGTCATCTTCATTGCCACCGCGAGTGGTTCGCAGCGTCGAAAGACTTCCTTGCATGGATATCCGAGAGCGCCGTAGAGCGCCAAGCTGACGCCGAAGAGCGGACAAAAGGCTCGATGTGCGGCCTGCCAGTGGCGCGCGGCGACAAGGTTAAGATCGCGAAGGAATGCGGCGTGACGCCTGGAGCGGTGACGCAATGGCACAAGGTGCCGGCTGAATATTGCGCCATCGTCCCTCGCATCACAGGCCTCGATTTACAGGTTTTACGACCAGACATTTTCGCTGGCTACGAAACGGGTCGGCTTCAATGACCCGTCCCGTCCCCACCGATAGAACCACAGGGAGGGCAACCGCGTGACCACACTCAACTCGAAAGACATAAAAGCCGTCCGCAAGCCTCATTGCTGCGAGCAGTGCAATAGGATGATCACTGTTGGCGAGCCCGCGAAATACAGATTCGGCATCTGGGAAGGCGAGCCATTCGGCACATACACCCATCCGGAATGCGACGCGGCTGCGCACGAATACGCCACCATGAACGACCTCTGGTTCGAAGAGTACCCATGGTTCCAGTTCATGGATGACAGCGAGCATGGTCACCACTCTTGGCTCCTTGGTAAGCATCCGATCGTCGCGGCTCGCCTCAATATCGAGAAGGTGCACGCAGCATGACCCCCTCCACCAATCCCACGACAGAAACCGAATGGCGAGACATCAGCACTGCGCCGAAGGATTGGACCGACATTCTTCTATACGTCCCGAGCGAAGACGACGGCACTGGATCTGAGGGCGTCGTCAAGGGCTGGTACAGCATGAAAGATGGCGGCTTCGACTGCTGGATGACTTACGAAGCTAGCGACGGGCAAATCTTTCCCACGCATTGGATTCCTCTTCCAAAGCCACCCATCCCACACCAAGACCAGGGAGTAAACGCATGACCGACTTCGCCCCCATCTTCATCGCCATTCCTGTCGGAGCTGTATCGTTTTGCATGGTCAAGGCGTTCGTGGACTTCCTCAAGCGCAATCTCGATCAGCGCTTTCCAAACTCGGACGATGAAGGCGAGATCGAAGCCCTACTGGCTGACGGCCTCGAACTGGAGCTGGCACGATGAGCGAGTGGCAGGACATCAGCACGGCTCCTAAGCACTACAAGCCGATCTTGGCATGTGATCCAGCCAAAGGATACGAGGCCATCGTCGTCCATAACGGCTCCGAATGGGAGATCCTCAGATATGACGGGTTCCTGATGGGCGCTGGTTTCTATCCGACCCTTTGGCACCCGCTCCCAGAGCCACCAATCACCAACCCCGACAGCTCTCTCACCCCTCCCTGATCGAGGACTGTCTGGCGCTGCCGTCATCGCCCTCCCTCGATGGCGGCAGCAACCTCATTCTCGGCAGCGTAAATCGCGCCATCATTAGAACTGCCAGCTCGCCAATCGTAGGCGGAACGTCCCAATCGGGCGAGCTGGCTTCTTCAGAGCCGATCGGGCGGCGGTAGGCTCTGATCTGAATAACTGGTTCCCGAGTTGCCTCGGCGGGCCGCAACGGAGAGGCCGCATAAGGCCCTGCAAGGCCCTGGGTCTCTCCGTTAGCAATGTGAGTGCTTTGGTTCATCTCTGCAACTCCTTCAACAAGGGCAAGATGCACCAAAGGAGATCGGCAGTGTCGGGAACTTCACCCGAGGATTCGGGAAATCTAAAACAGGGCGTTAGTAAGAAAATGGACGATGTAGCAACCGCAAACTTCTTGGTTTCCGAGATAGCACACGGGAAGCGGCACGTCGGCGAAATGCTCCACACGGCGTGGAAGGAGCTAAACCGACGCTTCCCGCACCGTGACGAGCCAGACAAGAGATGGACAGAGCGCCGCCTGCGGGGGTGGTGGAACAACGAGAGCAGGATCGTGAGGCATCACCAGATGGTGGAACTCTTCGAGACGGCGGAAGCTCTCAAAAGAGCGAGGGATGAGCATGCAGAATACAGAGCCAAGACCGCCCGTCTTCGTCAGATGGCTGAGCTTGTCGCGGCGGATGAAAATCGCGGCATGGCTGAGAGATAAGGGTGCTTCGTGGGCGGAATGGATCTGCCCAGAGCTGAAAGACAACGAGAGGAAATGACCATGAAGACGACCGTTGACGCAAATCTCTTCCGTCTCGTTTGGACGACGGTAAGCCGTGAAGAGACAAGATATTACCTCAATGGCGTGTCGATCGAGCCGCACCCGGAAAAGGGCGCGCTGCTCATATCGACTGACGGGCACCGCATGATCGTCGCCTATGACGAAAACGGCCATTGCGATGAAAAGATCATCGTGAAGCTGCCTAAGTATGCCCTGCAGGAATGCAAACACAAGCCTGTTCATGGATCATCTCGCATCCTCGAAATCGAACATAGTGGCATCGGCAACGCGAAGATTTCACAGATCAATTCCGGTGAGATTTCCGATGTCCTGACCGTCTATGACGTGCTGATCGACGGGACGTTCGTAGATTGGCGCAGGGTCGTGCCTGATATGTCGGAAGAGCCGGCAGGAACCATCGGCGTTTGTTTCAATGCAAAGTACCTGAAGGAGTTTGGCGCGCTCGGCCAGGAAATCACCAAGACGATCGACGGCGCATCACCTGCGTTCATCATTCAAAAGCAGTCTGGCGGAGCACCAACGATCATTCGGTGGTCAGGCGTGAGGCACATTTTTGGCGTCTTCATGCCGATGCGTTTCGACGACAAGGACATCGGCATTCCGAAGTTCATCGCGCTTCCAGCACCTCAAGAAGCAGCCTAGACCCCCACCCACTGACATACGAGGCGGCGATGACGAACATAACCTACGGAAGCGTTTGCAGCGGAATAGAAGCGGCTACGCAGGCTTGGCATCCGCTCGGCTGGCGACCGGCCTTCTTCAGTGAGATCGAACCGTTCCCGTCCGCTGCTCTTGCTCATCATTACCCTTCAGTTCCGAACCACGGCGACATGACCAAATTCGAGGAGTGGCCCGAACATGCAATTGACCTTCTTGTCGGAGGAACGCCCTGCCAGTCCTTCTCAGTCGCAGGACTTCGGAAGGGCCTTGATGATCCGCGCGGCAACCTCATGCTCACCTATCTTGCCATCGCTCGACGCTATCAGCCCCGCTGGCTGGTTTGGGAAAACGTCCCCGGCGTCTTGTCTTCTAACGGAGGAAGGGACTTTGGAACCTTTATCCGAGGGCTGGAAGAATGCGGGTATCATGCGGCCTGGCGAGTGCTTGACGCTCAATATTGCCGAGTGGACGGCTTTGCCGAAGCAGTTCCCCAGAGACGCCGGCGTGTGTTCGTTGTCGGATATCTTGGAGACTGGCGAAGTGCCGCAGCGGTATTATTTGAGCGCGAAGGCATGCGCTGGGATTCTGCGCCGAGCCGGAAAGCGGGGAAAGGTATTGCCCCGACAATTGCAAGCCGCCCTACAGGCGGTGGTGGCCTCGGGACCGACTTCGACCTTGACGGAGGATTGATCGCCTCAACAGGCAGTGTGCCACACTGCCTGAATGCAGGCGGCATGGGCCGGATCGACTACGAGACAGAGACCATGGTCGCCCATCCCATGACCCTTGCCATCCGTGGGCGGGATGGTCAGCCAGATATTGAATGGCGGCAGGACGGCACGGCTAACGCCATTCTCACGCCAAATGGCGGCAGGGCAGGTATAGGCGTTGGGGCAATAGCTTTTGGCGCTCAAAACAGCTCAAGCCAAGGCGATGGCGTCTCATATGAGATTGTCTCCACGCTGGACAAGAGCAAGACGCCAGCCGTAGCCCACGCGATACAGGCGGGTGCGCTGCGTGAGAACCCCAACAGCGGGCCAGACGGAGCCGGAGTTCAGGAAGGCATTGCCTACACGCTGGAAGCCCGCGCAGAAGTTCAGGCAGTGCAAGCCGCTTGGGCAGTGCGCCGTCTAACGCCTACCGAATGCGAGCGCCTGCAGGGCTTCCCTGACGGATACACCCAAGTTCCTAACCGCGGGAAACCGGCTGCAGACGGGCCACGATACAAGGCCCTCGGTAATTCCATGGCTGTCAACTGCATGCGTTGGATAGGCCAGCGGATCGACACCATGGAAGCCATCCTCGAAGCAGAGAGGACAGCAGCATGAGCACCTGGTACGACATAGCAGCCGAACGCATCCGGCAACTGGATGCAACGCTGCCGGCCGACATGCCTATCAAGGATCGGCGGAAAGCGGTTCAGGACGCCTATTCCTTCGGCCCTCGGAAGTATTGGCCCTACAAGGCGTGGTGCAAAGCACAGCGGGAATACCTGAACCGGTTCCTGAAGTCTGACACCGCCGTGCCTGAGAAGCACCTTTCGCCGCTCGAACGCATGATGCGGGGAGCCGGCCAATGATGCGCTTCCTACTTCCTTATCCCCCGAGCGGCTGGGATCTATACAACGGCTGGGGCAAAGAGCGCCGGCTATCCAGCACCTACAAGAAATGGCGCACCGACGCCGGGTATTTCATCAAGGCGCCGGCAAAGCCGATCGACCGTCCGTTCTCCATCGCCATTGCGCTCAAGCGCCAGAACATTCGCCAAGACATCGACAACCGCTCAAAGGCCGTCCTCGACTGCCTGCAGCACTATGGCGTCATCAAGAACGACAATCTGTGCGAGCGGCTTTCCATGCATTGGGATGCGGATCTTCCGGCCGATTGCGTCGTAATTTTGCAGGTTGCTGAAGAAGGAATGGCGGCATGACCAACATAATTGAACTTTCGAAATTCAAGCGCAATCGCGATGACCACGTGTGGATCGCAGATCTGTCGCTCTTTGAGGACGCAGACAGTTATTCGGCAAGGATCAACTCGGCCTCTGTCGATCTTGAGCTGTCGGATGCCGAGATGCTGCGAAAAATGGCCGATTGCTTGGATACGATCTCATTCATGGCCCGCCAAGAGGCTGAGAAATATGAGGAGAGTGAGAAGGGGGCGGCGTTGGCGTTCATCTCAGTCTTCAAGGACGGCTCTGTCCGATCGCGCCTCGATGACGAGCTTATCACCACAAATGAGCAATTTACGTGGCTTGCCGATTGCCTGGATCTCATGAGCGGTGCCGTTCGTCGTGGGGAGGTCTGATCATGACAAAGGAAGATCAGTTCGAAACGTTCTGGCGCACCTACCCCCGCCGCATCGGCAAGGGAGCCGCCCGCAAGTCATTCGAGAAGGCCCTGAAGCTCGAAAGCTTCGACGGCATCATGACCGGCCTGGAGCGGCAGCTCGCCTACTACACCAGCAAGGAACAACAGTTCATCCCGCACCCGACGACTTGGCTCAATCAAGAGCGCTGGTCCGACGAGCCCCAGCCCATTCAAAGCAAATCTGGACGGAGAACGATCAGTGACGCAGCGCGCGACTTCCTCACCAGCAACGATTATCGCGGCGATGCTTTCGGGCTTCCCAGCCTCATCGACAACGGACCCGGATATGCAGATCAGAGCCTATCTCATGGCGTCAGGCGGCATTGAGCCGGAAGCACTGGCGCGCGCCGCCGGCAGGTTCATGCGTGGAGAGGTCGCAGGCCATAACAACGCCTTCGCCCCGAGCTGCGCGGAGTTTGCCGAGGAATGCCGGTTTCAGCAGATGACGATCGCCGCAGAGCGCCGGCCACGCATCGAAAGGGCAGAGCAAAAGGAAGATACATCGCCGCGGGTGGATTTTCGGAAGCTCCAGCTTCTCCAAAAGGCGCTGAAGGGTCACCAGCCATCGAGGAAGAAACTCAGGCAGATGTACCCGCACATAGATATCCCGGACGCACCACAGCAGCAAGAGGGCGCAGAGTAATGAACGTACATGTAACGGCGTTGCAGGAGCAGCATAATCGTCACAAAGCCATCCGGGCCAAGCTGTGGTTTACCGAACCGCCAAAGGCCGCCCCTGCTAAAATCGAAACTCCGATCGTCAAGATCATCTACGCCAGGAGGCCAGCGTGGAAACTGCAGGATGTCCACTTCGATCTCCATGTCCAGCAGTACCGCAAGCGCCTCATGAGCATCGCATCCGGCCCGAGCATCGTCTACATCCAGGATCGGTGCAGGGAACTCGATGTGTCGTATGCCGATATCATCGTACCTTGCCGGCGGCGTGAGTTCGTCCGACCGCGACAGATCATCATGTGGGAACTGCGCCAGAAGTTCAATCTCAGCTATCCGAAGATCGGCAAGCTCTTCGGCAATCTCGACCATACTACTGTGATTGCCTCGATGCGCCGGGTGGAGATCCTGAAGGCGAGGGGCGAGCTATGAGCGTTGCTCCAGATGTCCACCTAACTCCCCGCGAACTGGAAGTGATCACGTGGATGAGCCACGGGAAGACGGCTTCCGAGATCGGAACCATCCTCAGCCTTTCCGAGCATACAGTCACCAGACACGCATGGACTGTCCGGCTCAAGCTTGACGCAGTCAACAGCATCCAACTCATCGCCAAGGCGATCCGAACGGGGATCATCCAATGAAGATCGTATCCTATCTATTGTACATCATTTTTTACGAGACGCTTACCCTTGGCGGGACCGCATATGTGGTGTTCATCCTCGACCAAAGCGGCTGGTGGTGGCTCCTCGGGTGTCTTTTAAGCTCGGGAATGGTGAAGCCTGAAAGGTGGTCAGGCCTGTGGGATGCATCGATCGCTGAAAAATATCGGAAGACCAAGGAATCGGAAGCAGAATAGCGAGGACTAAAAGCATGGGCGGCAAGGCATTGAAGACGAGATCGAAGGGTAACAAGGGCGCCGGCCGTCCTGAAAAACCATGTTCCATCGACGGGTGCCAAGGTAATGCTCACCGGAGCGCCAAGGGGGCAAGAGGATATTGCGGCGCGCACTACTGGCGCCTTTCGAAACACGGCGACCCTCTCGGCGGAGGACCTTGCAGAGCAAAACCTGGAGAGCCGCAGCGCTTCATCCAGGAAGTAGCACTGCAGCACACTTCCGACGACTGCCTGATCTGGCCATTCGGGAAGAGCCGAGATGGCTACGGCATGGTCTTGATAGACGGCAAGAAGGTTGTTGCCTCCCGTTATGTCTGCGAACGCGCCCACGGCGCGCCTCCAACTCCCGAACACGAAGCCGCACACTCTTGCGGCAAAGGGCATCTCGGCTGCATCGCAGCGGGCCATCTTGACTGGAAGACGAGGGCCGATAACCAGGCAGACAGGTTGCTCCACGGAACCCATAGCCGAGGTGAGCGTAGCTACGGGGCCAAGCTGACCGAGGCCGACGTGCGCGAGATTAACAAGCTGAAGGGCGTTGAACGGCAACGCAAACTGGCGGCGAGGTTCGGCGTCTCGCCTGCGACCGTCTCTCACATCCACAACGGCAGAATATGGGCTTGGCTATCACAAGGAGAAACGGCATGAAGGCGGCAAAACTAAAGATTCGCAAGAACAGGAAAGCAGGCCGCCCGAGAAAGCAGAACGTCGAGCGCTACGCCAGTGGCGACATCAAGCGATCGGAAACCCAGCGCGAGGTAATGAGCGTCGCCATCGAGGCAAGGCGGCGTATCGACGGCTGGAGCGAGAAGGTGGCAGACGACACGGTCAAGAGCCCGTTCGCCGGTTACACCCTCGGCCGCATCTTCCTCGATGGCAGGATCACCGAAGACCAGCGCAAGGCTGGCGACGAGTATGCCGAGATCATTAGCCGCTATCACCGTCTCACCGGCATTCCGTTCCCGAGCGCCAGAGCGCAATCGCTATTCAGCGTCAAAGGCCATGACGGCGAACAGTCGGAGAGCGTCACCACAAAGGCCCGCAACGCCTCGAACGCGATGATGGAGGTTATCGGCGTCCTGCTACGCTGCGATGACGGCCCGCAGGTTCGTGCGCTCGTTCATAATCTCACGGTTATGGATTACGAACACCTCCGAGGAATGGGCGAACAGCAAATGTTGTGGCTGAGACGTGGTTTGACGGCATTGGCGCGGCGGAAGGACTTGCGTCAAGTAGGCAAATCAGATAACCGTTGGGATATTAAATCATCAGAGATGTCTGCATAGAACCCGCCGCGCCTCTCAACGATGCGCATCAGGTGGGTCACTTATCGGGAAGGCATCATCGTCTAGTCCGAGGCAAACGTCTCACTGAGCCAAAGGGCAAAATGACGCTCTGGTCCGAAGAGGGTGAGACTACCTTCGGGTCCTTCCCGTACCCATCACCTAGCCCGCCAGGTTCGCCTCGGCGGGCGTTTTCGTTGGAGAACACCATGGACATGGATCTCACCCAGATGGCGCAAGGCCAAGGCGTATCGCCCCTTGCAACCGTCGACGAGCACGCCCTTCTCAACGAGTTCAAGATGGCGGCACAGTCGCTCATCGAGATCTGGAGCGAGGGGGAACAGACCGATTACCCAGAGGAATTGCAGAAGCATATCGATTGGTTCAAGGAGTTGCTCGCTTGAAAGCCATGATCGTTTGGCAGCGCTGGTTTGCATGGCATCCGGTCAAGATCCACGGGCGTTGGCGCTGGCTGACCTATGTTGCGCGCGACCAGTACGCCAATAAGCCTGCTCGATACAATTACGGCAAGCTTCTAAAGCCATGACCTTCTGGCAACGCTACCGTCGCGGCATCCTATGGCTTGCAGTCGTCGCTGGTGCTTTCGCGCTGGCGTTTTGGCTGTCTTCGTGTGCGAATTATCAGCCTCCTTGCCCAGATTGCTGGCTCGCAGTGCCTAAAACACAACCTGCCAAGTTGTAGCGCAGCGCCTAAAATGGTCTCGGTGACGGGGCCAGTACCAACGTGAGGTAGAAAAGCCATGGTTGAAGGTCTCATCGGTCTGCTTATCACGATCCTGATTGTTGCGTTCATCGCCGGTCTGGTCGTCTTCCTCATCCGTCGCGCTCCCTTCATCGAAGAGCCGTTCAAGTCATGGGCCGAATACCTCGTCATCGTGATTGCGGTAGTCATCATCATCCTCCGCGCATTGCCGCTGATAGGCGTGAGCACCGGGCATCTCTAAAGCAAAGGATAGCCGGATATGGCAACGGACCTTTCAAACCGATCCAACAACGTCGTCGACCCAGCATCGAACGCTGTTGCGGTAACGCCAAATGACAGTACGGACCTGACATATACCTCCAGGTCGATCTTCGTCGGCGGTGCAGGCAACCTGGCTGTGATTATGGCCGGCGGGCAGACAATCACGTTCACTGGCGTCCAGGCCGGCGCTGTTATCCCCATCCGCGCATCTCGCGTCATGGCGACCAACACGACAGCGACCAGCATTGTGGCGTTGTGGTAGGCCAGTCATGAGTGACGGTGAAGCTACACCGAAGAAACAAGGTCTCGTTCCAGCATGGGGCCCAGGCCAGAGCGGCAACCCGAATGGCAGGCCCAAGGGCGCTCGCAACAAGCTCGGTGAACAGTTCCTCGAAGACCTTTACGCAGACTGGCAGGCTAACGGCGTCGAAACCCTTCAGCGGGTCAGAGACGAGAAGCCGGACCAATATCTCAAGGTCGTCGCCTCGATCCTGCCGAAGGATCTGAATGTCAACATCAACCAGATGGACGATTTGACGGATGAGCAACTTGTCCAGCGCATCCGCTCTCTTGATGCAGCAATCCGACCTTTCCTTGATTCTCAAGGAGCAAGCGAGCCTGTTGTCGGAGCTGGATCGAAGACGGCGCACTAATCGCCTCCAGGCGTATCGTCCATACGCAAAGCAGCATGAATTCCACACAGCCGGCGCTCTCTTCCGTGAGCGGTTGTTCATGGCTGGCAACCAGCTCGGCAAGACGCTGGGCGGTGCTGCTGAAGCTTCGATGCATCTGACTGGCAAGTACGATCTGTACCGAGGCCCGAACGGAGAACCTTGGGAAGGCAAGCGCTTCTCCAAGCCGATCGTCATGCTGGCCGGGTCTGAATCATACGAACTGACACGTGATGGCGTCCAGCGCCTCCTGGTCGGGCCTCCGATGAGCGAAGAGGAATGGGGAACCGGTTATATCCCCAAGGTCGACATCATCGCCACGACGCGCCGCTCCGGTGTTTCAGGCGCTCTCGATACGGTCACGGTTCGACATGTCTCGGGGGGAGCATCAACGCTTCTATTCAAGGCTTATGAGCAGGGCCGCGGCAAATGGCAGGCAAACACGGTTGATTTCGTCTGGTTCGACGAAGAGCCTCCGGAAGATGTCTATTTCGAGGGGATTACCAGAACCAACGCGACAGGCGGCTCGATCGCCGTAACGTTCACGCCTCTCAAGGGCATGAGCACGGTTGTTGCTCGCTACATCCTGGAGAAGTCTCCAGACCGCGAAGTCATCACGATGACGATCGACGACGCGGACCATTACACGCCGGCAGAACGGCAGAGGATCATCGACAGTTACCCGCCGCATGAGCGGGAAGCCAGAACGAAAGGTATTCCGTCTCTAGGCTCTGGCCGCATCTTCCCGGTTCCCGAGGAAGACATCACGGTCACGCCATTCGCCATTCCGAAGCATTGGGTGCAGATCGCCGGCATTGACTTCGGCTGGGATCACCCGACCGCAGCGGCTTGTCTGGCATGGGATCGAGACAGTGACATCATCTACGTCACGAAGGTCTACCGCAAGCGTGAGGCTCCGGTTCATACACACGCTGCGGCTCTGAAGCCTTGGGGCGCATGGTTGCCGTGGTCATGGCCGCACGACGGCAACAACGATCACGCAGCCGGTGAGAACCTGGCGTCGCAGTACAAAGGTCAGGGGATGCCGTTCCTTCAAGAGCGGGCCACGTTCGACGACGGCAGCAACAGTGTTGAGGCCGGACTGATGGACATGCTTGATCGCATGGTGACAGGCCGGTGGAAGGTTTTCTCGACCTGCACCGAATGGTTTGAGGAATTTCGCCTCTACCACCGCAAGGACGGCAAGGTCGTCAAAGAGCGTGACGATACGATTTCCGCATCCCGATACGCGCTGATGATGAAGCGGTTCGCCGAACATGAAATGGGATTCAAGATGCCAATCAGCCGCAATAAGGGAATAGTCTGAATGGCAGCACGGCGCGCAAAGAAGATCGATGAGGTCGATCTCAAGGCCCTCATTGCTTCCGAGATCAGCGATGCAGAGACGTTCGTCTCCACCGAAGTCGTGGAAGAGCGCGTCCGTGCGATCAACTACTACAACGGCGAAATGCCGGATACCCCGCATCAGGTTGGATGGAGCCAGTTCAAGAGCCGTGACGTTGCCGACGTGATCGGCTGGGTTCTTCCCGGCATCATCCGCGTGTTCACGGCGTCCGATCGCATCGTCGACTATGAGCCGACAAAGCCCGGTGATGAAGAGTTCACCGATCAGGCATCGGACTATGCCAATTACGTCTTCTGGAAGGACAATGACGGCTACCGCATTATGTGGGACGCCACGCATGACAGTCTTCTCCAGGCTGACGGCGTCGTAAAGACCTATTGGGACGACAGCGAGGAATGCGAATACTCCGTTCATAGCGGGCTCGACGACCAGAGCATGGCCATGCTGCTCGAAGATCCCGACGTCGAGATCGTCTCGCAGAAGGAAGGCGAGCCCTATACGGACATGGACCCTGAGACGGGCCAACCGGTCACGATCCCGCTCTACGACGTCAAGGTCAAGCACGTCACCTCCAAGGGCCGTCTGGTCATGGAGACGGTCGAGCCTGAGAACTTCCTCAAGGATCGCGAGTCGATCACCATCGAGGGCGCGCGCTTCGTCTGCCACCGTGATCCGCACGTCACCCGCTCCAAGCTTATCGAGATGGGCTTTGACAAGGAGATCGTGGAAGGTCTGCCGCGGTATAACTTCTCGTCCTCTCGCCTGTCGCCAGAGGCCAATGCTCGCGATCCCTACCAGTTCGGCAATGCCAACGGTGATCCGTCCATGGATCGCATCGAGCTTTATGAATGCTACATCAAGGCGGATGTGAATGGCGACGGCATCGCAGAAACGGTACTGGCTTATTATGCTGGCGCTTCTGGTGCTGGTGAACTTCTTGATTGGGAAGTGTGGGACGACGATCTCCCCTTTACGCAGATTCCTTGCGAGCCTGTGCCGCATCGCTTTACGTCGCGTTCTCTGGCTGGCGACGTCATGGACATTCAGCAGATCAAGACGGCGGTAGGGCGATCGCTGCTCAACAACGCCTATCAGGTCAACAACCCGCAGAAGGATATAGAGGCCGGCAGCGTCATTAACATGGACGAGCTGGTCAACCCGAGCGTCGGCGGGGTTATTCTCCGCAAGCCTGGATCACAGCCGATTGGCTATACGGTCACGCCGTCAATCCAGCAGGACGCGCTCGCTACCCTCGGATTCATGGACCAGGTCATCGAGATGCGTACGGGTGTTTCCCGCGCAACGATGGCTCTTGATCCAGAGACGCTGCAGAACCAGACGGCGACGGCCAACCAGAACCAGCATGACAGCGCCTATTCGCAGGTGGAGCTGATCGCCCGCAACCAGGCAGAATTGGGCTGGAAGAAGGTCTTCGCCAAGGTTCTGCGCCTGATCGTCAAGCATCAGGACCGCCCGCGCATGATCCGGCTGCGCGACAAGTGGGTGGAGATGGACCCGCGCCAGTGGAACGCCACGATGGACGCGCAGATCAACGTTGGTCTTGGCACTGGTTCACGCGACCGTGACATGGCGATGCTGAACAACATTCTGACAAGCCAGATCGCGATTACCGATCGCTTCCAGGGTTCAGGACTTGCCGACAAGGCAATCGAGATGATGCCGAAGATCAGGAAGACCCTGGTCAAGATCGTCGAGGCCGCTGGCATCAAGAATGCGGATTCGTTCTATCCGGATATCGAAGAAGCGGATCTCGAGCAGATCAAGCAGATGGCCGCAGAGATGGCCAAGCAGCCGCCGCCAGAGGTTCAGGTGCAGCAGGCCAAGCTCCAGGCCGACATGCAGAAGTCTCAGGCCGAATTGCAGATCAAGCAGCAGGATCAACAGTCCACGCTCCAGATGACCGCGATGCAGAATGAAGCGAATATGCAGCTTGAGCGCGAGAAAATGCAGCAAGATGCGCAAATGCAGATGCAGAAGATGCAGATGGAGTTCCAGTTGAAGCAGGAGCAGTTCATCGCTGAGATCAACCTCAAGCGTGAACAGCTCATCGCGGAATTGCAGTTGAAGCGAGAACTGGCTGAGATGGGGCAGAAGAACGGTAACGCTCAGGTCTCATCTGATGTCAGAACCGGTGGAGAACCGGGCTGATGGACAAGGAATTCCTCGCCAAAGAGGCCGAGCGCCTCGCCAAAGATCCGGTGTTCCTCGAAGTGCTGGCTCGCATCCGTAAATCAGCAGTCGAGCAGCTCATCACCACGAGCGCCGATGACAAGACACTCATTCTCACCCTGCAGGCGTTCGCCAAGGTTTGCGACGTCTTCCCGGCCGAGATGCAGGCGATGATCCAATCGTCTCAAGAGCGGCGTGCCTTCAAGGCCGTCTAAGCCAAACCAAGGAACATACCTATGCCTGATACGACAGCCCCTAGCGGGTCCGTAGACGCATCCCCTGTGTCGATGTCTTTCGACGAGGGTGTAAGTGCCATTGAGAATCTTCTTGGAGACATCCCGGAAACGGACAGTGTCGAAGATGCAAAGGCAAAACCGGCAGCCGAAGTCACTGATGCGCCCGAAGGCGACGAAGACGACGCACTGTTGTCGGCACTTGACGATGGAAATGAGGGTGAGACTGAGGTTACGGAGCCCGTTGCCCCGGCGGCCATTCCAGACACCGCGACGGTGACACTGGAAGACGGCACGACGATAAGCATCGCCGATCTCAAGACCAACCACATGTTCCAGCGTGTTTTCACCAAGAAAACTGAGGAACTGAAGGCAGAGCGCGTTGCCCTGCACGAGGAACATCAGCGGAAGGTGAGCGAAGCGGAAAACGAAATCCGCCAGAAGCGCGAACAAATCCTGGAAAACTGGCATCTGATCGTTCCGAAAGAGCCGGTCTATGACCCCAATGACCCTGTTGGGTACATCGAGGACATGGCCCACTATCAGGACCGCATGAAGATGCTGAACTCCCTGTGGCAGCAAAAGCAGCAGGAAGAGCAGAAGACCACTGAACAGCGAGAAGCCGAGCAGGCCGAATTCCTGGCCACGCAGAGACAATTGCTCGTTCAGAAGCTCCCGCATCTCAAGGATGACGGGAAGCGGGAAGCCTTCAAGAAGGACATCTCAGAAATCGGCGGCAAGATCTACGGCGTCACCCCGGAAGAGGTGGGCCAGATCGGAGACGCTCGATACATGCAGATCCTTCACGACGCGATTGCCTATCAGAAGCTGAAAGCCAAAGCCGCAACTGTTCAAAAGCAGGTGGTGGCAAAGCCGAAGCTGGTGCAGCAGCAGCGCATGGCCCCGCAGACTGTCCAGGAAAGAGACCGCCAAGGCCGTTTCGAGAGCCTTCGCAAGTCCGGCAGCATCGACGCTGCCGCCCGAGCAATCGAAGCCCTCCTCTAAGGAACACAGCCAATGGCACAGCCATCAAACACCTTCGAAACCTACGATGCGGTAGGCAATCGCGAGACCCTCGCGGACCAGATCTACCTCATCACCCCCGACGAAACGCCCTTCCTTTCGATGATCGGCAAGAAGTCGGTGGACGGCGTCCATCCGGAATGGCAGACCGACACTCTCGCCAACCCGGACACCAACAACAACCAGCCGGAAGGCAACGACTGGGTCTTCCAGGCCGTAACGCCCACGACCCGCGTTGGCAACTACTGCCAGATCTCCGACAAGCGTATCTCGATCTCCGGAACTCAGGACATCGTGTCAAAGGCCGGCCGCAAGTCGGAAATGGCCCGCGAAATCGCCAAGAAGGGCCAGGAACTGAAGACCGACATGGAAGTCACGTTGATTTCCAACCAGGCTTCGTCCGCTGGCGCCGGCAACGCGGCCTCAAACCGCAAGCTCGGTGGCATGCGCGCGTGGCTGTCCACCAACGACCTGTTGGGCGCTGGTGGTGCTTCCGGCGGCTTCAACACCACGACCGGCCTCGTCGACGCAGCAACCAACGGAACGCAGCGTGCGCTCACGAAGGCCCTGCTGGATTCGGCGATCTCGGCTGCATATGTCGCGGGTGGCAATCCCACGACCCTGATGCTGTCGCCCTACGCCAAGACGGTGTTCTCCACCTTCATGAGCGATGCCAACGTTGCGCCTCAGCGCTTTGAGACGCCACGCAACAGCCAGACCACGATCGTCGCGGCCGCCGATGCCTATCTGTCGGACTTCGGTACCCTGGCTGTCGTTCCGAACCGCCAGATGGCACGTGCCGGCGCCACAATCGCCCGCAATGCCTTCCTCATCGATCCGTCGATGGCAAAGCTCGGCACTCTCCGCGACATCCATCGCGAAGACCCGGCCAAGACCGGCGACCAGGAAAAGAAGGTTCTGCTCGTCGAATACACGCTCATCAACAACAACGAAGCTGCCCATGCTGTCATCGCTGACATCTACGGCATGACTTCGGCGAGCTAAGGAGTCATCACCATGGATCGTATGCAGCCCCAGAACCTCACGGCGGCGACTTACACGCTGACCTCGGAGGGCAACAGCGGGACCACGCTCACTCTGAGCCGCGCAGCAGGCATCACCTGCACGCTGCCGGCTTCGGTTGGCGATGGTTCCACGTTCGAATTCTTCGTCAACACCACGGTCACGTCGAACTCGGACATCATCAAGGTGGCGAACTCCACCGACGTGATGGCGGGTGTTGCCGTCGTGGCGACGGATAATGCCTCTGACGTCGTCGTCGCCTTCGAAACGGCGGCCACCTCTGACACCATCACCCTGAATGGCACCACGACCGGCGGCATCAAGGGCGACCGTATCATCCTGAAGGATGTCGCGGCCGGCTTCTGGTTCGTCAACATCATCATGTCTGGCACCGGCACCGAGGCCACGCCATTTAGTGCGACAGTCTAAATTGCGCAACCAATTCCCCCGCTGACCGTTGGTTATGGGGGAATCCACCCCTTTTGAAAGGATACGGCCATGAGCCGCATTGAACTCGAAAAGCAGGCCCGCGTTCTTGGCCTCACAGTCGATGGCAAGTTGAGCGACAACGACCTCAAGAAAGCCATCGAGGAAAAGGGCGCCGAGACCATGGCGGCCAGCGAACCGCAGGGCGGGCGCTTCCATGAGCCTCAGGGAGAAGATCGCTTCATTCCTGTCGACGACGAGCAGCCGGAGTTCAAGAAAGACGCCGGCACGGACAAGATCAAGCAGAAGGTGAAGACTTCCGAAAAGCTCTTCCCCGTCAAGCTGGTCAAGAACTATCGCCCGATCAGCCCAGACTTCCAGATCCTCGGCGAAGGTGGCGTCTATCGTCCTCCGAATGATGAAGAGCGGTCCAAGGTTACGGCCGGCGAGTTCATCGCCCTGCCGGTGGCCGAAGCTCAATCCGTCGTCGAAAAGAAGATCGCCGAACGCAATGACCCGATCCGTTGATCTTCGCGGAGCCGACAATCTTGACTGGACGCTTCTTCGGGAGACGTCCAGTCATCGTTATTGGCTGGCATTCCTGCCAGACGGCCGGCAGGTGATCAAGTCTGAATTCCTCGCTGACGAACAGCTTATCGAAGATAACCGGCGCTCTTACAACGAGAGCGAAGGCAAGCGCTGGGGCGACGGCCAAGTTGTCGGTCGCATCCCGTTGAACGTCCTCTACAGCTCGCAGCACCAGATCATGGAAAAGCTGAAAGAGGGCGACCGCGACCACATCCGCTGGTGGCTGAATTCCGACCACGCCCGCCCTTACCGGACGTTCAAAGGTAGGATCTGATGGATTATGCCGCCCTTCAAACGTCCGTCCTTAATTGGGCGGCGCGCTCCGATGCTGCGACCACGACGGAAGTGGTCAACTGCATTGCGTTCGCAACGGACGGGTTCAATCATGGCGTTCCTGCCAGGGGCGTCGCCCCGCTTCGCACGCGGGAAATGGAAACGCTTGGTTCCATCACCATGACCAATGGCGTCGGCACGCTTCCGACCGACTACCTGCAGTACAAGACGGCGAAGTCCATGTCGTCGCTTCCCAACCCGCTCTCCTACGCGACCGGCAGCTATACTAACGGCGCCTATGCCGATGGAGCGGCCGGCCTGTCGACCACGTTCTCCATCACCGGCTCGACCATCTACGTCTTCCCAACCTCCGGCGTGAATGTGGACATGGTCTACTACGCCAAGATCCCCGCACTTTCCGTTTCGAACACCAGCAATTGGCTGCTGGCCAAGATGCCGAGCCTTTACCTGCATGCAGCCCTGATGCATCTCGCAATGTTCAACGAAGATGATGCGCTCCTTGCTCGTTCTCAAGCCATTGTGACGGCGACGATCGATGGACTGAACCTTACCAACGAACTGAGCGAATATGCCAAGGTTGGCACGCGCCTAGGATTCCTGACGCCGTGATCGTTCCTTTCCCTCCCTTCGAGCCCGATAGAAGCGATTTCGCCGGCTCGGCAAGCAATAACGTCGTCAACGCCCAGCCTGTGGCCGATGGATGGGGCCCGATGCCCGATCTCGTCGAGATTTCGCAGGCATTGGCCGCTGAATGCCGCGGTGCAGTCTATGTCAGGGATTCCACCGGCAATTACGTCATTATCGCCGGCACGGAAACGCAGCTTTATCGCCTCGATACCACGGATTACTCATGGGACAGCATTTCCGGCCCGAGCGCGCCCTATTCCGTCCCTTTGGGCGATGCTTGGGTATTCACCCGCTTCGGAACGCAGCTTCTCATCCACAATCTGAACAACCCCATCCAGGTCTATGACATCGAAAGCGGCGGTGTCTGCGCCGATCTGGCTGGAAGCCCGCCAAAGGCTCGCTACTCGTGGGTGTCCGGTGACTTTGTGGTGCTCGGCTACCTCGAAGGCGCAAATGGCGAGCGGATTGTTCGCTGGAGCGGCCTGAATGATTGCGAATTCTGGACCATCGGCAAGAAAGGCTCTGATTTTCAGGAACTGCCCGAGGGCGACGAGATCATGGGCGGCTTTGCGGAACAGGGCGGCTTTTCCGTCATCCAGCGCGCCGCCATGCAGTTCTTCCCGTTCGCCCCGAGTTCAGGGTTCACCTTCACCCGCACAGTTCTCAATCCGAAGCAGGGAACGATTGCCCCGCGGTCCATCGTCTCGATCGGGCCAGGGAAATTCTTCTACTACTCCGAGGATGGGTTCTTTGGAGGGGCGCAACGCCAGCCGATCGGCGCAGAACGTGTTGACCGGTGGTTTCTAGACCAGATCGACGAAAGCTACCTTGGTGACGTCCAAGGTGTTGCAGACCCGTATGAAAAGATCGTCTGGTGGAAATACCGTCAGGCAAACGGCCAATACCGCCGCCTCGGCTACGATTGGCAGCTTGACCGCTGGTGCCAGTCCGACCAGCAGGTAGGCGAGGTGGTGGCGCTGACGACGCCCGGTGTGACCTGGGATGGTCTTTCCGCTCTCTATCCCAATATCGACGCCGTGGATGTGCCATTCGACAGCCGTATCTTTCTGGGTGGCCGCCCGACGATGGCGACGTTCACCACGGACAACAAGCTGGCATTCTTCTCCGGTTCGCCGCTGGCGGCAACGATCGACACGGCGGACGTCGAGCTTAACCAGACCTACCGCACCTTCCTCTCGGGCGTCCGCGTCGTCACCGATGCGCCGACCTATACCGTCAAGGATGGAACATCCGACTATCACGGTGGGGCTGTGACCTTTTCCACTGCCAGTTCGCCCAATCGCGCCGGCCTCTGCCCGCTGCGATCGGATGGACGGCTGCACAAGATCCGGACGGAGATCCCCGCCGCAACGGTCTGGAGCATCGCCTCAGCCGTGAATGTGCCCGACGACAACATTAAGATAAGCGGCAAACGATGAGCGTCAACGCAAACTACGGCGGCAATATCGTCGAGCCGGTTCACCTCGTCCTAGCCGGAGCGACGACCACGCTTGTCGGCACGGCGATGACGGACAACTCCATGACGCTATCGTCTTGGGCATTCTGCAACCCGACCGGCGGCGCCGTCACATGCAGCCTCTACTGGTGGGATGCTTCGGCGTCGGCAGAACGCCTCATCTGGCAAAAGTCAGTCGCTACAATAGACACGGTCGTTGAATCCAATCTTCCCCTCCGGCTGTGGCCAGGAGACGAGATCAGAGCCAAGGGCGCTAACACTGTCACGGTGACGCTCACCATGACGATGAACCTGGTGAATTCTCAGTGAGGATTGCCATCGCGAATGCTGCGGAAGTCGACCAGTTCTGGCCGGCCTTCGCACAGCGCCTGCAAACCGCATGTGACGAGACCGGCGGGGATATCTCGAGCGGCGACCTGTGGCAGATGTGCCGATCGGGCAACGCCTTTCTCGTGCTTGTCCTTGATGACGACGGCTTCAGGGCCGCTTTGATCATGCAGTTCCAGAAATGGACGGCAAAACAGGTGATGCGCTGCCTGGCAATCGTCGGCGACGACATGGCGTCGTGGCTGCCGGTGGCCCGCGATTTCATAGCCCAGATGGCAAGAGACGGCGGCGCAACAAGCTTTATCGCAGAGGGCCGGGAAGGCTGGACGCGCATCTTCCCGGCGGCAAGACGCCTTCGCACCACATACGAAGTGGAACTACCATGACCGGATCGAGCAAGACGACGACCAGCAGCAATTCCGCACCGTGGAAGGAAGCGCAGCCAGCCCTCAAGCAGGGCATCGGTGCGGCGCAGAGCCTCTATAACAGCGGCACAGGCGCTCAGGTCTACAATGATTCCACCGTCGTTCCGTGGGATTCCAAGACCATCCAGGGCCAGAACGCCATCACCTCGAGCGCCAATGCCAATATCGGCGGCAACGGTCTCTCCGGGCAGCTCCAGGGCGTCATCAACAACGGCGGCTATAATGCCGGCCAGCTTGAGGCGCTGAACAACACACGGCAGGTGGCGAACGGCTCTTTCAACATCAACGAAGACCCAGGGTTCCAGCAGGTCGTCGACCAGGCCACGAATTCGGTAAACGGCAACGCTTCAGGGGCTGGCCGATATGGATCTGGCACGAACCAGCAGCTTCTCGGCTCGACGATCGGCGACCTTGGCGCGCGTCAGTTCCAGAATTGGCAGACGCGCAAGGATGCGGCGAACTCAAACCTCTTCAATATGGGGGGGCAAGGGTTCAACCAACTCGGGCAGGCATACAGCGGCATGCAGGCTCCGGCGCAATCGCTGATGCAGGTCGGCGCCATGAACGAGGATCTGGCCACGCGTCAGATGAACGATAAGCTGCGCATCTTCAACGAACAGCAGAACAAGCCGTGGGAAAATCTCTCTAGGCTTCAGGCCATCGCATCCGGTGCGGGCCAGCTTGGCGGGTCGACGACGCAATCACAGCCCGGTCAAAACCCCTTCCTCACGGCGTTGGGGTATGGCGCAACCGGCGCTGGTCTTCTGGGAGGGTTTATGTAAATGGCGCTTCCTCCGTTCGCAAACGGCTTCCAGCCTTTCCTTCGCAACAACAGCGACACGCTGCTTGCCGCTGGCGCTGGCCTCCTCGGTGGGCAGACGGCCCCGCAGCAGGTCGCCGGCCTCGCGCAAGGTGTTGCTGGCGTTCGGCAGCGAAACAAGACCATCGAATTCCTGAAAGGGGTCGATCCACAATTGGCCGAGGCCGTCGATTCTGGTGCTCTGAGCGTTGCGGATGCGTATAAGCTTCATGTCGCCAGCAAGGCCAAGGCCGACCGCCCGCGCACGTTCCAGACGCTTCCTGACGGCACATACGGCTTTGCCGACCCCGACACCAACAGCTTTGACGCTCTGGGCAAGGCCCCCAAGCCAACTGGTTCAGGACCAGACGGCACAGGCGCTTACTATGGCACGACAATCCCGTATTACGACGCTCAGGGTGTCCTCCGCTACAAACAGTTGGGCAAGGACGGAAACGGCAAGGATGTCGACTTCGGCGGCGGGGTTGCCGCTCCACCGACCAAGATCTTCGACACCGGAACCGAAGGCGTCGTATTGGGCCCCGGTGGGAGGCCGACCAGCGCAATCCAGAAGGACGTGGTTGGCGCTGCGAGCGATACGAAGCTTGGCAACTCCCAGGGTGAGGCTAGGGCGGCATACAACAGCATGGCGAGCAAGATGCCGGGGCTTGAGGCCGTCGTTAAGGATCTGGACGTATTGGCAGATAAGGCGACCTATACCGGCGCTGGCCAAGTCCTCGATCTCGGCAGAAAGCAGCTCGGCATGGCTCCAAGAGATGCCGCCGTCGCTCGGGCTCAGTATATCTCGACGGTCGACAACCAAGTCTTGCCTCTCCTTCGCGACACTTTCGGTGCGGCCTTCACACAGAGAGAAGGCGAGACCTTGCGCGACACTCTCGGTGATCCCGACAAGTCTCCGCAGGAAAAGAAGGTGGTTCTTCGCTCATTCATCGAGCAGAAGCGCCGCGACTTGGCAGCGCTAGCATCTCAGTCTGGGCAAGCTCCTGCTGCGCCTCCCGGCATGACACCGCCCGGTGCAACGTCGTCTGGCGTCAAGTGGAGCATTGAACCATAATGCCGACACTCAACATTGAAGGCCGAAAGGTCAAGGTCGACGATTCCTTCCTCCAGCTTTCGCCGGAAGATCAGGCGAAGACGGTGGACGAGATCGCCGCACAGATCGGCGTCACGCCTCAGCAGGCCGCTCCAGCGCAAGACGATCTGAGCGGTGCCAGCGCCGACACGCAGGATCTTGCCGCCAGCCTGTCGAACATGACGCAGAACCCGGCAGAGGCGATCGACGCGCAGCGCGTGAACGACGCCAAAGGCAAGCGCGATGCGTTCTACAGCAGAGGCATCTATGCGGGCTCGATGAACCCTCTCGGGCCGATCGCCAAGTCCATTGACGCTGGAGCGAGTGCGGCACAGCGCAGCCCAATGTTCGGCTGGGATGACGAACTGACGGCGCTTGCTCGCAGCGATGTGAACAAGGGCGACTATGGCAAGCTCCAGGCTCTGGAAGACGCCAAGAAGACGGCCATGCGCCAGCAGAACCCCGTTTCGTCCGTTGCCGGCGACGTCGGTGGTGGACTCATGATGGCGCGCGCGCTTCCGAACGTCCTCGCAGGCCGTGATCTTCCGGTCATCGGTCGGGCTGGTGCTGCTGCCCTTGAAGGTGGTGGCTATGGAGCGGTCACGGGCGCTGGTGAGGCTAAGCCCGGTGATCGGTTGGCTGGTGCTGCCGTTGGCGGTGCCTTGGGTGCTGGAACGGGCGCTCTTCTGTCAAAAGCCGGGGATATGCTTGCCTCCCGCGCTGCCCGCAAAGTTGCGAACGCTGCTCCAAGCGCCGACGAACTCAAGGTAGCCTCGAAGGCTCTCTATGACCAAGCCTATGCGACCGGTGTCGGTATCAAGCCGCAGGCAACAGACAATATCGTCCAGAACATGACATTTGCAGGCGGCAGGATCAATGAAGCTCTGCGCCCGAAGACAGCCGGCATTGTCGCTGACGTCCAGGCATTGCGCGGCAAGCCGATGGACCTGCAGACCTTCCATGAGCTGCGTCAGGAAATCGATCTGGCAATCCGCGGTGCAGAACCTGGCGACGAGCGGACGCTGACGCGCATGCGCGATATCCTGACTTCGTTCGCCGAAAACGCGCATCCAGGTCAGCTTACCGGGCCAAAGCAGGCGCTCGATACGTTTCGCGAGGCCGATAAGCTCTGGGCCAAGCGCTCGAAGACACAGATGCTCGAGGATCTCTTTGACTTGGCTGACGTCAAGTCTGGCCGCTATTCGCAGTCAGGCATGGAAAACGCGCTGCGTGACAAGGCGTCTCAGCTTTACACGCAGATCGTCAAAGGCAAGGTCAAGGGCTTCACCGGGGAGGAAGTCGGCCTTATTCGCAAGCTGGCAAAGGCTGAAACGAGCCCCGCGCTGACGAAGTGGGTCGCGAAATTTGCGCCAAAGGGTCCAGTATCCGTAGGAGCCGGCGGCGCCATAGGCACGTTGGTAGGCTCGTTATTTGGCCCCGTTGGCGCTGCAGTCGGGATGGCCACCCCTGGAATTGCTGGCTATGGGGCTTCCAAGCTGGTTGACCGGGCGGCACTTCGTACCATCGATGCCGTCAGAAACGCAGCGGCAAGCGGCAATGCTCCGGTGCTGAAGGCGATATCAAACAGGGCGCTGCCGCTTATCGGCCCGCTGGCCTCCGGCGTCAGTAGCCAAGCGCTGCGCGATAGATAAACTTCGAGACCTGAGACAGGACGATTGCCAAGATAAACAATGGCAGCGTCACGTTGAAAAACCAGTAGGCCCCCGGCCCCCAAAACGGTTCTTTCTTGCCAGCCTTGGACCACTCGCTTTCGTGCAGGTCCAGATTTTTGTCGAAATCGTCGTCCAACTTCAGTCTTTCTTTAAATCGAGGAGAATGTTAGCATAACGGAGTTAGAGCTTGCAGGGAACTGTAATGCTCCTCACATAGCCCCAGCTTCCTAACAGTGTCAGTCTGGATAATAGGTTCACCGCATGGGGGCCGGCTGTTGAACAGAACCTGCCACGCCTCTCAACGATGCGCACCCCGGCGGGTCACTTATTGGATCTGAACCTAGGCACATCCTAGTAGTAGGTTCCACTGGCGGGAGGGCACCACCCTCTCGCCCTTATCCTTCGAGCGCCGCCAGTATCATCGCTTCAAAACAACCAGAGGCGTCAGATGGGCTGTTTCGAAGATGGGTGATTCCGGCAGCGTCCATGGGCAGTGTCGTTGGCATCGCCGCTCCCATAGCATCTAGGGCATGAGGAACAAACTTTACCCATTCTGGCTTGGTCTCACCTTCGTATATCTTGCTTGGGTCAAGCCCAGATCTTTTGCAAATCGATCGAGCAACTCTTTCAACCACATAATTCATCGCTTACCTCGATAGATAGAAGATCGACATTCTTGCGTTATCAAGGCCGACTTTGATGATGGATTCAGCAGCAGAGATTTCTATGTCGCCTTTCGCGGCAGCCTCAAGTGCGGCACAGATGACTGCCTCAAGCTTTCCCCACGGGTCGACGTTGGAAGCGTTCAGGACGCTGTCTGGAACGGGGTTTGTATCGGGGATTTTCATCTCTCTTCTACCTCCAAGAGATACCCAGCGATGGCGTCTTGGATCAGTAGAAGGTCGCGCTCACTAAGATCGTGATGGTTGCTGTCATGCCTGAATTCGTATTCGCAAGCATACTCGTAGACGCTTTTAACGGGCCTCTGTGCGCTTACTTCCTGGGAAAAGCGATCTGGGTGCCAAGCTACACTTCGGTCGTCAGAGCGCTTGTCAGAAGGCTCAGGAGGAAGCCGCATCCAATGCGTCGGCCTATAGATTTCTATCGGGCCGTAGTGGCGCCTATCATATGCCGGGAGACCGTCCGTGAAGGCCGTTGCCCGGTACTCGCCATTCTCGTCTTTTCTGACGTGGGCTACGGAGAAATGTCCGTATGTGGAATATACCAATACCTGCGGCCAGTTCTTTATCATGTCTGGCTGGCTGGAAAGCTCATCAGGGATAGTCTCAATAGGCATCCATTGCATCTTACTTCTCCTCAGTCGTTGACTCGCGTCTGTTATTTTCCAACCACTTGTCAAGGTCGGAAATCAGGTAAACGACTGATTTCCCGATCTTAACGTAGGTAGGGCCTCCACCAGTTAGGCGGAGCTTATTGAGCGTTGACACTGAAATGCTGGTGTATTCCGCCGCGTCATTCACCCGCATTGCTCTCGGGGGAATACTGTTTACCTCAGGCGTCATAGAGTTTCCTCATGTGTCCCTTATGGGCGCATAGTATCTCACAGATCAGGTTGGAAGTGAATCTTCCACAACCGATAATCCAAACAAATCTCAAATAATCCATGGGGAATGCCAATGGCTGATTTTGATTGGTCGCCCTACGCTGTGGGCGGCGCGACGAGGCCCGACGCCCTGTCAGGCATGAACGCGCAGTTCAGGGCGGCATTGCAGGGGCTCATCTCGACGGCTCCGAACGGTATCCGTCAGCAATTGCAGGTGTTTTCCGGGTATCGATCGCCCGCCAAACAGGCGCAACTCTACGAACGCGCCCTGCAGAAATATGGATCTCCGCAGGCTGCCCGTCAGTGGGTCGCGCCTCCGAACAGGAGCCAGCACAACAAGGGCATGGCGGCCGATCTGAAATATCTCTCTCCGCAGGCGAAAGCGTGGGTGAGGGAGAACGCCCCGGCACACGGTCTTTCCTTCCCGCTCAAGAACGAGCCCTGGCATGTGGAACTGGCAACGGCCCGCAATCCGAACGCCGCTAAGCCGCCGATGGATATCCCGAATGTTGCGCCGTCGCTCGCCTATGACGCCGTTCCGACGCCGAAGCCGCAAGGCAACCCGTTCGATGCCATCCTGTCGCCTTCCGCTCCATCCTTCCCCGCTACGCGCACACCCGTCCAAAGGGAGGCATTGCCCGACGTGACCCCTGTCAGCTTCGACAATAGCCGCTTTGGTGCTGCTCCTGCCAAATCCTTCGACCAGTCCCGCTTCGGAGCGCCATCGCCGGCGTCGTCCTATTTCGACTATTCCGGCCTGCTTTCCGACCCTCAGCAGCAGCCCGACACCTTCGACGCCGGCAGGATGCCGCAGGCTGCTCCCGTCGCCACGACGCCACAGCAGCTCCAGCGCGGCCTTCTCGACCAGCAGCTAAACGCCGGCATCCTCCCCGACCTCATGGCGCCCGCCACGAACTGGCCCGGTCAGATGGCGCCAGCCGCAGCCCCTGCAATCGAGCAACCGGCCATGGGCGACTATGAGCCGTCCTCGATCAACACAGCCAGCGTTCAGGCACCACAGCCCCATAGCGGACTTCTCTCGCAGCCCGAGTATCAGCAGCTTCAACAGCAGCAGGGCTTGCTTGGCGGCCCGCTTCAGCACTCCACGCCCGAACAGATGCAGGCGATAGCAGCACAGGCGGCCAAGGGGATGCAGAACCGGTCGCTCGGGGGTGGGCTTCTTGGCGGTCTGTTGGGCGGTCTCACGCTTGGCCCGATCGGCGCCATTGCCGGCGGCCTGCTCGGCAGGAACGTGGCGAAGAACTCGTTCTTCCCCGATGCGCCGAAGCCTTCGGCGAACAGCAGGAACGACAAGAACCTGAACGATTACGGCAGATCCGTTTCCAACCAATCCGGCCAGTTCCGCGATGCGATGTCTCGCGGCGGCAAGGGCCTTTATTAAACCGAGGACATCAGATGGCAAAGACGACCTTCCTGTCGTGGTCGACGACCGCGGGCAGCAACACCGATATTGATGGCATTGGCATCCTCGGGTCTAATGCAGTTAATAATTTCGACGATGCGTTCCGTACCATCATGGCGCAACTTCGCAGGGATATTGACGGGAAAATTGTCTACGCGAACAAGTCCGCGAACTACACGGCTCTTGCCGATGACAACAACGCTGTGCATCGCTATACCGCTGCGGCGACTGTGGCCCTCACGGCTGCGGCGACCCTTGGGAACAACTGGCATTATACCGTCTTTGCCGATGGCGGCGCCGTTATCATTGATCCTAACGCCTCGGAGCTGATCAACGGAGCAACGACATATACCGTTCAGGACGGCAGCATCGCCACGATCATCTGTGATGGGTCGGCATTCAGGGTCTTCATCAGTGGCTTGACCGGCGAAAGCCTGAACGGTGGCCCGCTCGGAGGATTGCAGAACGCGATCATCAACGGTGCCTTTGACGTTGGCAAGCGCGCAACATCCGTGGCGGCAGGTACAGGCTTCAAATATCTGACGGACCGCTGGGCGCGTGTTTCTGCAGGCTCTACGATGGCTTTTTCCCGTCAGGAGTTCGCTACTGGCGTTACGATCCCTCCAGGCAATACCCGTTGGTATGGCCGGTTCACCGTCGTCAGTTCTGCAGGCGCGACGAACTACGCGGCTGTCTACCAGGCAATGGAAGATGTCAGGACTTATGCCGGAAAGACTGTCACCGCCACCTTCTACGCCAAGGCAGACGCGTCAAAGAATATCGGCTTCGAGCTTTACCAGTGGTTCGGCCTCGGTGGCTCTCCGTCCTCGGCAATCACCGGGATTGGTGCCCAGCAGTGCGCCCTGACAACGTCCTGGCAGCGGTTCGACATCCTCGTCAACGTTCCTTCAATCTCGGGCAAGACGCGCGGCACGGATGGCAACGACCACCTCGAACTTGTCTTCTGGCTTGATGCCGGCTCGACATTCGCATCGCGCGCTTCCAGCATCGGGCAGCAGTCTATAACGTTCGACATGACCCGCGTTTCAATCCGTGAAGGCGATTGCCGGAATGAGGTAGATCCATTCTGCCCAAGACACATTGAGCAGGAAGAAGACCTGTGCGCCCGCTATTTCCAGACGTGGACCGATCTCATGGTGGCCGGTTATAACTCGACTGGTAACGCGATATATGCCCAGGTGACGCAGTCTCCGCAGATGCGAGGCAACTTCACTACGCCTGTGTTTTCTCTTAATTCAAATGCAGCATCAAATGCGTCTGGTCTGGCTCTCCATGCCGGCAACAACCAGCGTTTCCGCGTTGCGGCCAACATCACCGCTACCGGCGCCGGGTTCATCATGTATGACGTGACGGCGGATTTCGAGATCTAATCGGGGTGGTTTCCAGCCCAGCCGTTGCAGTGGCCGAGTTCGTGACGCAGGACGGCGGCAGGCGTAGCGCCCATATAGGTCTTGTCGATCGTGATGACGATGCAACTGTCAGGGAAAGCCTTGGCGCAACCATGCTGCTGAAAGCTGGTCGTATCTTCCAAGCCGTATCTGGCGAACAACCACTGGCAAGCCTTCTGCACTTTGGCCTGCGGGAGCTTCTGCAGCAGGAGCTTGCCGCTGTAGGCATGGTCAAACCTAGCCGGAGGATTCCATTCCTGGTCGGTAAGGCCAGCGGCCGCCAAGGACGGTACGGCTAACATTGAGGATGCAACAAAAAGAAAACCGAGGGTTTTCATGGCGAACTGGCGACTCCGGTGAGGTTTCAATTCGCAAGTATATGGCGAATATCCTGTCTTTACGCAACAGAATTTGCAACTATAGTGGAGTCTGATCCTTCACAATCTATTGCCATCGTTAACGGAAAAACACTCTTTCAATGAAACTTCTGGTGTTCCTTGTCTCATTCCTGATTTCAACGGTTTCAGCAGAAAGCGCGTCACGAATGGATCAGCTCCTGTTGGCATCGCAGAAGGCTGCGGATAACGCCGCCGCCGCTGCTTATCCGCCCGACATGCTCGCCACGACCTGGCAGACAGGTGACGCGGCCGGCGAGTCCTACCGGTGGATCAGCACAGGACCGGGAAAGCCGAACAAGATGGTGCTCTATCTGCATTCATGGACGGGCGACAAGGATCAGCTCACGCTCTTTCCGGACCTTCTCGGGATCCGAAATGCCATCATCATCGGCCCGAATTTCGGCGGCCCAAACAACACGACTGGCGCGCTTGGCTGCCAGGACAGCACAGACCGGATCGCCCGCGTCATTCAGGAAGTCCGCTACAAAACCGGCCTGACACGGGTTTACATGGTTGGGGCATCTGGCGGCGGCATGCAGGCGTTCTTGGTTCTCGGGCGCTATCCCAGCCTCGTCTACCGCGCATCGATCTGGGTACCGATCTATGACCTTGCAAAGCTCTATACCGAGACCAGCAACAACGACCTGAAGACGGACATGGTGACTGTGCTCGGCAGCGCGCCGGCCAATCCAGACGATTCACGCTATCTCGCCCGCTCACCACGTTCCGTTTTGCAGAACTTCAACGGCTCCGCAAGCAAGATCATCATCAACGTCGGCGCTCTCGATACCGAAGTGCCAAAGCACAACGGCTATGACGCGCGTGACGCGATGCTGGCGGCGTCTCCCGGCGCTGACGTGTCTGTCATCGAGTGGCCAACGATGGGGCATGAGTTCCACGCCCTCGACGCTGTGAAGCAGCTCATCCTCGAGTAACCCATAGCGTCATCGCTAACCCAACAGCTCGCTCCTCAAGGATGCGGGCCTTTCCCCGTTTCCAATCTGGAGCCTACCGCATGCTCGTCTATAACTGGCGCGAGGTGCTCAAGCGTGCCTGGTCCATTCGATTCATGGTTCTCGCGCTCATCTTCATCGTCCTTGAGCCGATCTACAATTTCGTGGCCGCGACCTGGGTTTCCCACAACATCTACATTCAGCTCGGAATGTCGGTGGTGACCGGCCTTCTCACAGCAGCAGCCATCGTGGCGCGCATCGTCTTTCAACAGAAAATATCAGGGGATTTGAATGGCAAACCGCCTACAGAAGGGTAGTGCTGCGGCTGCAATGGCCGTTGCGCTAGTCGGAAGCTTCGAAGGGCTGCGTCAGAACGCCTATCCCGATCCGGCCACGCAAGGGCAGCCATGGACGATCTGTTATGGGTCAACCAATGGTGTGAAGCCGGGAGACCGCAAGACGGTGGAGCAGTGCAAGGCGATGCTGTCTCTGGAACTCCAGACCTACGCCAAGGGGATTGAGGGCTGCACCCGCGTTCCTTTGCCTGATGCGCGCTTCGTCGCTCTCACGTCATTCGCCTATAACGTCGGCATCCGGGCTGCATGCGGCTCAACTGCCGTCAAGCTTATCAATCAGGGCAAGACGGCGGAAGGCTGCGAGGCGCTCCTCAAGTGGAACCGCGCCGCTGGTATCGTTTTCCCCGGTCTCACCCGTCGCAGGCAGAAGGAACGCCAGTTCTGCTTGGATGGCATCTGATGTTCGGTATCCTCGATTACCTAAAGCTCGGGGCAGGCGTGGCCGCTGGGCTCATGCTCTATCACCTCTACGCGGTATCGATCGGCTATCCCTCTGCAGCTCGAGAAGCCCGCGCCGGCTATGTCCTCATTGCCGAGAAGACCGCAGCCGAAGCCAAGGCCGCCGAGATGGAGCGCCAGCGCAACGCAGCCGCCCAGGCGACGGAAGAGCACCGCAAGCGCCTCGAAGCCGCACAGGCATCGGAGCAGGCAGCGAAAGACACCCTCGAACAGGAAATACTCAACTATGAGCGGACCCTATCCGAAAAGAACCGCGCTTGCGCTGTCACTGCTGCTGATCGTCAATGGCTGCTCCACCACTGAGCGCCTCAACCGTGCGGCTACCACCAAAGGGCAGACGCAAGCGGGTGTGGTTCTGCCGGCGCTTCCCGAGGATCTCCGCAAGCAGGAAGCCCATGCGGCAGTCGTGGAAGGCCAGCCAGTGATTTCCATCCTCGCCCGCGAGCGACAGGCCCTAGACCGTGCTAACGCTCGTCAGGGGCGCACCGTGATCTTTTACGATGATGTTGCCTCGAAATACGGAACCCGCAAATGAGCATGTCTCTTTCCCTCTCGCTCGGCATCACGAACCAGTTGAGCGTAGGCGGTGGCGGCCCCGCGCCGCAAACGACTGAAATGATCGCCGCCAACCGCACGATCTGGCCAACGCAGCTCGTCAGCGTTGCGACCAACCAGGGCTATGCGACGGAACATTGGGCAAGTCCCGAGGGAGCCCTATCGAACATCGTTCTGACATTCGTCGGCTGGCATATAAACAGCACATTCACGATCACCGACGCCTCCACCAGTTCGATCAAATGCTTTATCGAATATCCGGCCGGATCCTTCACACCAGTTCTATTCGGCGGCTCCGCTACAGGATCAATCCCAGCCGCGGGTCTTCTAAATAACGATCCGGTAACGCCCATCACTGGGCCTGTCCCTGCCGGCACTCGATTTTGGGTACACCCCATCCGTGTCAGCGGTTCGGCTGGAAATATGGCCTTATCGGAACTGCCGGCCAATGCTTCGGCCTTGGTAGGCATCACCGACACGGCATACACCTATTCCGGCTCCGGCGATCCTCCGGCCCGAGGTGCGGCCAACGCTTCCAACGTCCACCTGCGACCGGCAGCTATCACCGGCACGATCGCAGCGGCAAATGCCTCTGGCTTCGTCATTACCGGTGACTCCATCGCTTTCGGACAGGGCAATATCAGCGCGGTCGGTGCCAAGGGTGGCAGCGGCTTCATCGCACAGGGCCTGGACAAGCGCTATAGTTACACAAAATGGGCGAAGGGTGGCATGACCGGCGTCCAGTTGGCGGCTCTTGCGGCCAATGCCCGGATCATCGCCCTCCGTGATGCCTGCAAGTGCACCGATGTCATTTCGGAGTGGGGCGGCGGCGATCTTCGCGATGGCTGGACGGTTCCGCAGATAACCACCGGCTACCAGACCGTTTACAGCCTCTTCCCCGGCAAGCGCATCGGCCAGACCACTGTCATCCCGCGCACGGACTCGTCCGATGGATGGGCCACGGTCGCGAACCAAACGGCCAAGACGGATGGCAACTGGGCCGATGAGATCCCGCTGAACACGGCGATCCGCGCCATACCCACTGGGGCGACCTACTATATCGAAACCAGTGACGCAGCTTCGTCGGCCCACGACAGCCGCAAGCACGCAGCTCCACCAGTCCCAAACACAGACGGCGTCCACCCGAACGACTATACCGCGGCGCGGCTTGGCGAAGTCATATACCGCGACACTCTCGGGCATGCTGCGATAGCACCGTCCATCCCGCAGTCACTGACCACCTATGGCATAGGGCAGACCACGCTCGGCTTCTCCTTCGTCAAGCCAGCCACAGGCACAGACCCGATCACCTACCTGGTCGAATACAAACGCACGGTGGATTCGGTATGGACGCAGTTCTCCACAGGCACCAGCGCGCTGACAGGGCTCATCACTGGCCTGACAGCCAGCACGTCCTACGATATCCGCGTGACGCCCACCAATGGAACCGCTGGACCGCCCACGTCGATTACGGTCTCCACCGTCGCCTCGTTCCAGCCTCTCGACCTCACGACGCGCCTTGTCTCCGCCTTCAATGCCAACGATGCGACGAAGACCTTGGCGGACGGATCGAACAACCTGACGGCCGTCAACGATATCTACAACAGCGGCTCCCTGGTCCCTCTGGGCGCCACTCCAACCGTCATCACCAACGGTGGCGCGACGGGCAACAAGCGCGTCATCGACTTCCCTGCCGCGTCTGGCTTGGGTGGTGGGGGCAATGCTGCGTTGCTCGCTACTATGGCTGGCTCCAGCGCGACAACCAAAGGAACCTTCGTCGAGGCGATCAAGTACGTCGCCGCGGCCACATCTCGCGGCTTCCTGTTCGGCAAGGTCGGCACAAGCCAGAACTCCTTTGGCGAACGCCAGACCACAACGAACCGTGGCCTGTCGGTTGTCGAGGTCGCCGCGCGCGCCGCGCTTACCGCGTTCCAGTCAAGCTTCGATGCCAACTGGCACGTCCACACGTTCATCAAGAACGGAACAAGCTGTGTCTACCGCGTCGATGGCGTTCAGGTCGCATCGCTGACACTCGTCGGTGATGGAACGTGGGTGTTCAACGAGTTCCTGATCGGCGCCACTCCTGGGACGACAACCGTTGGCGTGCCGGCCGCTTATAACCCCGCCGATATGTATTCTGCGTTCGTCGCTGTCAGTGACAATCTATCGGGCACCGAACTGACCAATTTGGAATCATGGGTAGGTGCTACCGCCGGCCTCTAAAGCAAAGCGGCCCGACGTTCTGTTAGAGCAGCACGCCGAGCCTTGACCACCTCGATCACGATCATCGAGAATGGCTGATCTATTCTGCCACGCTCACCTTCTGAAATCCTTAATGGCATGGCATGGGCGGCTTAATGACAAGCAACGACGACATACTCCTGATGCTCGGACGCGTCGAGGAAGGCGTAAAGCGAATCCGGGAAGATTTTCAGGAGGAGAAGCAGAGTGCCCACGAAAGCCGGTCGGTGATACACCGGCGCCTTGATGAGCAAAGACAGCAGATCCACCTGTTGGATAAGGTGGTGGAGATCAGCAGCGGCGTAGATGCCACTCTGCGGGAAGAGATCAAAAGCCTCAAGGAGACCGTCGAGAAGAACCATGATGCGGTCGCCCCCACTCTTGATGAGTGGAAGCGCATGAAAACGATCGGCTACGGCTTCTCAGGATTGGTTGCTTTCGCTGGCCTCACTATCGGGGGGATCATTACGTATATGAGCGATGGGGCGGTATCGGCACTCAGGCATTGGTTGAAGATAAATTGACCAGGAACATCGACAGAACCGCCTGTGCCAATTTTGTGCCGTTTGTGCCAACGCGTTCCCGCGACGTTCCGTTTTCAGCCGCATGAACCTGCAAGATAGCGGAAACGCCATTTTGTCGAAAAGATCGAAAAACCTCTTGATCGCCAAGGTGATTCCGCCTATCAGGGCCGCACCGGAGAGGTGGCCGAGTGGTCGAAGGCGCTCCCCTGCTAAGGGAGTTTAGTATCTCTTTGGCGATCACCTCAAGCATTTGTTTTATCACGTTTTTCCTGTCAATCATATTCTTTTAGCGATCGGCCTGTGCCATTTTTGTGTCAAGGCCGTTCCTTTTTGCCGAAAACCCGGTCGATAACTTCCCGGTCGGCATCCCCCTCCACGTAAGTCTCAATCAGCAGCCGGCGCGACTTCCATCCGCCGTGATCTCCTGTCGTCGCCACGTCCACGCCATTGCGCCGGATCATCTCTGTGGCGAATCCATGCCTGCCCAACTCATGGCTCGTCAGGCGCGGCAGTCCTGCCTTGTCGATCACCTTGTCTATGCGCTTCTTGACCGTCGATCGGTTCGCCGCAGCAAAGACCAAGGCCGGGTGCATGCTTCGGATATTCGCCATGTCGACGACCATGGCCCGCGTCAGAAACACCTTGCGAGGCTCCGTCTTTGTCTTGGTGAGGAAAGCGACCCCGAGCTGCAGGTTCACATCATCCCACGTCAGCCGGCAAGCTTCGGAGACGCGCGCAGCGGTTTCGAACATGAAGCGGGCTATCGCTGCCGTCTCCGGCATGTCGAGCTTCTTGGCTGCCTTGCAGAAGTCCTTCAGCCAATCGGCGCTGCCAGCTGGTCGGCGCGCCTTCGTCTCTTCCTTGAATCGCTTGATAGAAAGCTTCTGGGCCTTCTTCGCATCTGCCGCATGGTTGATGACGGCGCGCATAGGGGTGACGACTTGGCGGTTGAGCGTGGCCGGCGCTGCGCCTGGATATATCTCCATGGCTGCTTTGCGGATCTCTGGCCCAGAGATGGCCGACACCAAGCGTTTGCCGAATTTCTTGAGCAGGGGAGCCAGAAACCGGCCATCCTTCCCTGCGTCAAGATACATGCCAACGGCATCGGTAAAGGTTAAGACTGCTTCCTCGCCGTGGACAGCAGCACGACGGACCCGCGTTTCGTGCTTTGAGGCGATGTCTTCCGCGACCCGCTTTTCAGTCGTTTTAGAAGATCCTCTGTGTCGTACCCCATCGATGGTAAAACTGTAGTGCCAGATGTCCCCTCGCTGGTAGAAGTTCGGCATGGCACTGGCTCCGGCTTTGCGGCATTTACGATGATATCGAGATCGGACGGCATGAGGAACATCGCCTTGCCAAGAACCCGGCAAGCGCCCAGCGCCCGCGCTCGCTCCCGCAAAGTTCGTTCCGAGATTTGTATGCCGGCCGCCTGAAGCTTGGCAACGGCGACGGCTGGCGAGATTGCTTCATCAAGAATCGTCATCGCGACTTATCCACATTGTTTCCACAGGGCGTCTGGACAAGTTTGAAATCAAGCTTGACGCCCTCTACGACGAAGAAGAAGTCAGAAACATCTCGGAGGGTCAAAACATAGTCCGCCGCGAGCATGACGCGATCAAACTTTTCCTTACGCCAGCCAAGGCGCTTTCTGGTGATTTTCGCTTTCTCCCCATTCGTGAGAAAAAGACTGAACATTAACCAGCGCATCCAGGCGTTAAGATCGACAAACTTCGTGAGGTTATGCCCGTAGAGGTTCATTCCCCCTCCCTCCTTTGTCTTTCCCACTCCTGTTGGGCAGCCGGATCGGCAAACGTGAAGGGTTTGGTGGCGGGAACTGGTGCAGGGTCGGACTTCAGCGCGCGGATCGCAGCGGCGAGCGCAACGCAGACTCCGTGCGGCAGTTCACCGATGACGAGATTGTCGCCGGCTTGACTGCAGATCGACGCCGCCTCTTCCAGCGCGGCATTCCGGATATCGGATTCGTCGGTGGGGGTGGTCATGGGGTTCCCTCCTGAGATGAGGGTTGGAGACTTGAGCGGGCCGCCCACTCCTTCTCCTTGTCGGTGACATATTTCATCATGTGAGGCTGAACACAGAGAGGGGGGATGAGACCATTTCCTCGGAAATAATCGCATAGCATCGCCCACATCATCTCAAGCGTCTCAGCGTGGCAGTAGCAAGCGCTACGTCCTGGCGGCTCGTAGTAAGCTGCCCACACTGGAGGGTTATGGTCTCCCCTGTAAGTGACGCGCATTCGCCGAACGATTTTGGGCGCGGTCATGGCTTGGCCTCCGGTGCGGTGCGGTGGGTATAAGAGCTGCCGATGCAATCGCTAGCTTCGGTCAAAGGTCCACCGTCAACACCACAGTCACGCGCCTTTTCGCTAGGTGGCGCGTTCCATAGCTTTTCATCAGCCGCAAGAGTGCGTTCCACATCCACTGCTATGCATTCTGGCAACGTGCTTTCCGCGCTCTTGTGGCCGTAGTTCCGAAGAGACTGGCGAACGGTTCTAGCGATCAGCGACGCCCTCAATTCGCGCATGCCAGTTGTTAGACTAACGATCGGCGCCACCAGCTCCTCCGCATTACCCCCTCCATTATCGCCTTGCGCCTCTGGCTGGGGAGGGGTGGAGAGAGCGGACATGATCCGCTGCTCGTAATCGACTTGGGCCATGAATTTAGCGTCTTCGATAAACCTATGATACCGGCCGTTACACAGTATCATGTCGCCCCGGCGGACTGCCTTGGCGACATAGGTCATCCCTGCTGGCGATGTGCCGTACCACTTGATTTCATACCCATCTTCCCCGCTCTTGTCCTTCCACTCCAGCGGCTTCACCTTCACCGCCTCCGCCACGGGCTTGGAGGTGGTGGCGAGGTAGGCGGAGATGGCTTCCTCGACGCCAAGGCCGGGGTCCATGTTTCGGTAGAATGCTTTCTTCGCAGCCTCAATGCCGCGCTCATAGTCTGTCATGGTGTGGGCTCCTTGGTGGCGGGAGAAAGGCAGCCGATCGGGTTGTGAAAATCGCCCATTTTGTAGCAGCGGTCTTCGGCTTGCCCTTCGACGTAAAAGCAGGTCTGGCAGACAGCCCTCGTTGGCTCATTGAGCGGCCGCATATCGGCGGGGCGGACCTTGATTAGAAGCTGGTCGTTTTT